CAACTATATATAAGTTATCTTAACTATGGTAGAGTCACTAGCCAATACATTTTGTTTCCGATCGGAAAGTCTGAAAGTCTATCCGATTGGCGGAATTAACGGAAATCCTAAATCCCTCGGGTCCGTTCCTAATTCCGAAACTACCCCTTATCTCGCTAAAAGTCTTAGTCCTTTAGTCTCGCCGCTAAAAGTCTTAGTCCTAGGGTTAGGGTTAGCAACATGGCCAGGGCGCGGATATCGGAGCGCAGCGACGTGCGCCCCTTGGCGCCGCAGGCTTTAGGGTTAGGGCTTAGAGGTTTAATACAATTTTTCTGGTGTTAAATTAACCTTTTATTTTGAGTTTTCATTAATCATAATATCTGAGCCTTGCGATGCTGCTGGAATCAATGGTAAGCTGTTGGGGAGTGCTTATATCCCATGATGGGAATATGTATACGTAGAGTCCACCACTGTACACGTTTGCAATCGTTGCGGGATTGGCAGTTCCTGCATAGATGGTGTCGTGTTTCAATTTGATGTATTCGTCAATGGTTACACTGTATTCTATCTCTCCAGAGCCGTTCGATGCATAACCCTGTGGGTTAAGGTCGATGACCTTATCTCTCAACACTGTGAACCTTTGCATGGAACTGAATGCTGGAGGACTGTTCCACAGTGTTGCTATTGCGCTCGTTTGCGTGGTGTGTGCGAATATCTCGTTGAACTTTGGGAGTGTTCCACCATTTGGGCTTTTGTCGTGGACTACTGCCACTCTCAAGTTCATTGAAGCTATAGATGTGCCCCCAAGGAGTGTTGCGTTCCAATCGAAGGTGGCCTTGATTCTCAAACTCTTCATTTGAATCTTTCTTCCTTCTCTGTTCCAGTAGCCGGATCCTGTCTGAATCAAATTCAGACATAAGCCTTGCAAGTTGCTGTTAACATCCGGCGCATCAACATTAATGGTGTTTAGAGGTGTGTCGACTCCTTTAACCTCCCCCTTGGACCTTTCTGGTACGGGGGTGAAGTTTCTCCCTTTTCCCATACTTCTTCCTTTGTAGATCATTCCACCGCTCATGTTAGTTGATCTTGATAGGCTGCTTGAGTATTTCGGTCCCTTTTTCTGTAGGGCTCTCTTTCTGATCAGGGCACTTGCTAACATCTTCTTCTTTTGCTTTTTTCTTCCAACACCAAATCCAGGTTCTATTACCTATACAGTTGAAATTTAGATTAAACTCCAGTTTTTTTTCAAAAAAATAAAAAAATAAAAAAACATTTCCTTAATTAATATATGTCCTCGTTACATTTTAGTTTTTTGAGCTTTATTGTACAACCACCCACCCTCCCATAAAGCTTATACGTTTGTGTAACGAAGACGGCACCAGCTTGTGTTTGGTAAATACCACTGACTCAATCCGCTTGTGTTCACCGATCCTCTTACATACAGATACAGTGCTCCACTGTATATGTCTTCCACTGTCATTGGATCACTCGAACTCTTAAATGTGGTATTTAATCCATTCAAGTCGATTTCCTGTTCCCACTGATGTATTGTTTCTGACGCTCTTGATAAGTCCCCTGCTGGGTAGTATACTTTGGGCGTTGAGAGCATTGTCGTATCTGCCAGGATTTCGAATCTATTAACGAACTGGTAATTGACCTCTCCTGTTAACGGAGCAAATAAGGAACCGGTTCCTTGTGCTGTGCCGATTATATCGTTAAAATCCGGCAAGACGGCTGTTCCGTTGGGATTTTTATCCCACACCACTATCGCTCTCAGTAGGTTTGCGACCATGCCTCCCCCATCTCCAGCAGGGGAATATCTGCATATGCCTGTCAATTTTATCAGTAATGATTTTAACTTGATGAAGTCTCCGATTCTTTGTAATCCATTTACTCCTTCTTTTATTAGGTTCAAGCAAAATGCACCTTCGTTAGTATTATTTGTGCTGACTACTCCTCCTATACTAACAGTTAGCATAGTATCCATTCCTTTTAATTCTTCCCCATAAATATCCTCAGTATCATCATAACATGCCATTTTCTTTAAATGGGTTTTTCACTTCGAAAAATTTTGAAAAGAAAAAAAAAAGAATTAGAAAAAATTCTTATGTTCCCCGGGTTCCCATGATCGCTAAAAATGCCCGGGGTTGTACAGCGAGAAAATCTCTAATATTACTCTCGCTGTACAGCCCCGCAGCCCCAGATCTTGATTGGGCGGAGGGGCTTCTCACGTTTACGTGAACTCAAAATAAAAGACTGATGAGTAAGTCATGTCTCGAATCATTTTCAAAATTCTTTTATTTAATTAATAAGGTTATCAGTTGCTTTAAGCAAGCGGTTACGACCCATGTTATTAAAATAGTCTGGGTCGTTTAACATTTGGAAGTGTTTTTCAGCAAAGTCTGAAATGGCTGCCTCAGCTCCTTCCAAATCATCTCCCAGTGGACTTGAGAAACTCCCTGGGAATTCTGGTAGTTCAGGACTTGGTTGCCAAGGACTGCATGGTTCTGTAGAAGGAGGAGGATTTTCAAAGTCTGGTAGATCCTCCGCATCACTAGTAAAATAATCATCTTTCACAATACGGATTGGGCCTTCTACTTTGACAATTGTAAGTCTGTCAAGCAATGGTTCAAGTTTACTTGGAGCATTTGCAGCTACTTTGCTGAAGCATTCTTCTGGCAAATAGTTGCTCATGATGATAACTGGTAAGTTATCTCTTTTGGTGAGAGGAGCGGAGCATCTTCGAGACAATGGTGTGGGATCTCCAGATAGGATAGGATTCAGCTGGGTTATTGTTTTTTGTGAATGGAATTCATCCAAAACAATTAAGTCATATGCCCCATCAGAGTAAGCATCCCACCATACTTCTTCCTTCGGCCAGTAATAGACTGAAAGCTTGAATTCCTTTTCAAGCATCATTATCAGAGAAGTCTTCCCCATCCCCGGACGAGCACAAATCCACAACTGCTTCTGACGATGAGCTCTCTTCTCCCTCAGATTCAGTTTCAGCCAAGAAGCAATCTCTTGATTCCAACTCGTGAAGCAGTTGTTTGCAGGCCGAACATGGACCTTTAGTGTTTGGGCCTCTGCAAACGCCAAACGTCTTTCGCGCAAGCTTAAGAACTCCATGTATTCCTTGACCTTGCGCAGGTTTGTTAGCAGATATTCGCTGTGGTCCTCCACGAGGTCGTCCAGCGTCTGCCCCTCCTTTATGTCTTTTAGGATCAAAGCTGTCTTCGTGCTCTTCTTCTTTTCCGCTGCCTCTATGAAGGCGCTTAGGTTGAAGGCTTGTCCCAGGCTCATAAAGTTCCCCTCTTTCATCACGTAGAGGAAAGCTTTCAGTATACCTCCTGAGAATCTCGTTTGAATGTTCGGATGCTTTGGTGGGTCCACCAGGCAGTCGAAAACTTTTGGATCTCTGGATCTGAACCTCTCTTTCAGAGATATCGCTGCGTGCAGGTGTAGGCCCAGATCCTTGTGGCTCTCCTGAGAGATCACTCCCTTCTCCAAGTTCTCTCCGAAGAATTCGTTGATTTTCTTTTGAAATGAGGATAGACTCGTTTGACATTGTGGATATGTTAAGAAAATGCTTTTACTTTCGATTCGAAATGTAGACATAAAAATCTTTTTTTTTTCTTATAAAAATTTATTAAAAAAATAAAAAAAAAAAAAAGTTCGCTAAATGTATTTTTTTTCTATGCAACTATATATAAGTTATCTTATATATGGTAGAGTCACTAGCCAGTGGTTGAAGACCTCGGGGTGACTTAGTTAGAATCGCTAAAAGTATGAAATACCCCTTATCGCTAAAAGTCTCGAATCGCTAAAAGTTAGAATCGCTAAAAGTTAGGAACCCTAACCCTGGCGCGGATATCGGAGCGCAGCGACGTGCGCCCTTGGCGCCGCAGGCTTTATGGTTAGGGCTTACTAGTATTAATATATATATATTTCTGGTGTTAAATTAACCTTTTATTGAGTTCTTCTTGTTTCATTAATCAGTATAGCGTAAACGTGCAACACTTCCCGGTTCGATTGCGATACCGTATCCTGAGGCTGGAGTCTCTTGACAGATTGTTACGAAATACAATGCGCCACTGTATATGTCGGCGATTGTTTGTGGACTTGATTGACCTGAGTACACGGTTTCTAGGCCTTCGGGCAATTTGATGAATTCATCAATTGTTTCTTGATATTCGCTTAGAGCGTCGACGGTGGTTGGATACATTTCTGGGTTTAGTTGAATATATCGGTCTCTGAGAATTCTGAATCTGTCCATTGTGTCAAATGCAGCAGGCGCGTTCCACGTGCTTGTCTCTACTCCATCTTGCGTTGTTTGTTTGAACATGGCATCAAATGTGGGCAGTGCACCGGCGTTTGGGTTTTTATCCCATACGATTAATACTCTTACTTCGTTTGCGTGCAGGTGTCCTGATATAGGCTGAGTATATGTGTATCTGATTGTATATTTCATTCTTAGCGATTTTGGAAAAACCTTTCTTCCAATTCGGTTCCATGATCCTGAACCTGTTTGAATTAGATTTAATACTCCCACGCCTGCGCTTGAATTTGTTGCTGAGGCAATAGATACGAAACCAGGTGAGGCTAGTGATGTATCCATTCCTTTTACTTCATTCATTGACACGGGTGCCGGTCCGAATTTTCCTGCGCGACCATATCCGCGTCCGCTTTTTGTACCGACTCTACTTGGTCTTACGTTTGCTGCAACTCGTCTCAAGAGTGTGCTCTGTCTTGCTCTTCTCCTCGCTGTCATCATGTTTCCTCTTTGCATCTCTTTTTTTCCAACACCAACACCAGGTTCTATTCCCTATGCAGTTTAAGTTTAGATTAAATT